GTGGGTTGAACGTTCGGTTTTCACGAACAAAGTCTTATCTTGGCAGAGAGTACTCAGCCCGCTTTTCCGCTCCTGCGTAACTGCGCGAAACGTTATGCTCGCGCCCTGCCTTCCACATACCACAGCATCCGTCAACTATCATGATTCGAAAAGGATCTACCCCAGCAAACAAAATATAGAAACATGACACATTCAAACTTATTTCTTACGTTGTTATCAATTATTTTATGCGATATTGCTCTTGCTCAAAAAAACAGGTTTCCCGATATTCCTGCAGAAAAGATGGGTATTTTGGTCGGAACAGTTGCAATAAAAAATAAAAGAACTATTGCTTCAAAGCATTATTTTCTATTTGCTAACGATAGTATTAAAACGTATCTTGACAAAAAAGTTCGTGAACCTACAATATGGAAAGCTAATCTAACTCAATATAAGTATAGTCTACAGGCGGATGACTTCCTCTGGAAAAAAGACAAGACTTGGTATTACTCATTTAAGATTATGATTCCAGCAGGGGTTTACACATTTTACGAGCTAGAAATATTTCAAAACACAGGCTACATGCAGTCGACAATCAAGGCACCAATTCAAGATTATAATATTGTATTCGAAGTAAAACCTGGCCAAATAAATTATTTGGGAGAACTTAATCTGGAAATGAAAACTTGGAATATATATTTAGAAAATGAGTACGAAAGAGATAAAGTAAAACTTAATAAGGAATACAAATTAAATCTAGAATAGTGTCTGCTGGTAACCGCGCATTTACTCAAAGCGCTGGTTTTCGGTGATTTGAACGTTTGGTTTTCACGAATAAAGTTCTATCTTCGGCAGAGCGAACTCAGTCCGCTGGCTTCGCGTTTGCGCAAATGCACCTAACGTTAACTGCAATTACTTCATGAAAAAGGGAACAAGAATTACATACAGAGGCAAACTTTACAATGAAGATGGAGATCGACCGGTAAATTTCGGGAAAAAGCCAAGTATCGAATCCGATGAGGATTTCAAAAATGCAATGGAGGATGACGAAATGCAATTCATGTTTATGGATGATGAGAGAATTTTTGGTATAAATAAACTGAAGTTTGATAGCAAAAACTTCCTTCTTTTAGAGCCTAATCCGGTAACTTTTTATTTTGCTCTTGCGCACGATTCACTATATTTATAGGCATTAAAACAAAAAGTAATAAAGTATAGAAAAGCAAAAAGCCCGAAAAGCCCAATAAAATCAAGGTTTTAAACGTTTTTTGCCCTATTATAGAATCCAAAACAAAACGTAATTAATTTACCTTTAATTGGCGTTTAATTACCGCGCATTTTACCGTTAATTACCAATAGCGCCGTTTATATACTTCTTATCTGCCCAAATATACGAATATGTACTGATAACGGCGCAAATCGCATTAAATAGCCTCACATTTGGAGGCTTTTTTTATATCAGTTTCTTGCACTTTGGAAAAATGCGTAAAATGTATTGGGTGGACATTTGCATAGACATTTGGATTGACACTTTCAATTAAAAATACTTCACAAAATGAAGTTTTACTTCACGCAAAAAATGGTATTTCAGCATAAATTTTGCAAACTCGTGGCACTTATTTGCAGCATTTATATATAATAAAAAGCGGATTAGACCAGCAAAACCAACACTTCGCGCGGATTTTAAAGGTGGAATAGGTAAAAAAAAACGATATTAGAACGATCTTTTGATCACTTTCCATATTTCTAAAACATCGTTCAGGTTGATTGTGAAGTCAGGATGCTGCGGAAGGCCGCTTCGAGAACTGCAAACAATATCGCCGGTCAATTTGTCGAAACTCTTGATGTCTTTGAACACGACGGTTTCGCGATGGACAATCACCCAGCCGTAAATACTTTCGCGGAACCCGTCTTTCCAATGATGGCGCTGTAATTCGCGCCCTAACATATCGGCGCGATCGGGCGTATCATTAATACCGCCGCCGTTCATCGAATCCCCTTCGGTTTCGATTGTCATATAACGCCCGCGCGGGTTATGATCCACAACCCACGACACATCTTCCAACTCTTCGTAAAAGCTAACGTTCCGAAACTCACTTAAATAAGAGGCAAACGCGCGTATTGGAAGCTTTTTTGTCCATAATCGATACTTGCCGTTGGCTAATTCCTCTGTGACATTACCGGCCTTGTTTGGCATTTGCTCCGCTGCCTCATTGACCATCATATTTTGAACTTCATCGTCCGGAAAAATCTCAAACTCACCTTCGCCATATTCTAACCACCGATCCGGTACGCGCAGAAATGCCGCAATACTTTTTATAATAATGCTCTTTGGCCTGAAGTCCTTGTCCTCTGGCTTTCTATACTTCGATATGGTTGACTGCGCCAGCTGAAGTTGTTGGCTCATCTTGTAAGCTGTTTTGCCGGTTTTATCCATCGCAAAATTCAGACGATCGGCGAAAGTTGTAATCATTTACTGCTCAAATCTGTTAAAATTCATTTTATGAAGTAAAAAATACTTCATTTTATTTTTTTACTTCACAATATGAAGTATATTTGTCCGGACAATAAGACAAACAAAAGTACAATAAATACAATACCTATGACAAAAGAGGAAATAAAAAACAAAATGCAGACCGGCGACTACCTCACTTTAGCCAAGATGCTCAAGCTAGACAATCCTGATGCAGCCCGCAAACGCTTTATGCGAAATAAGGCCGATGCAATCGCCGCGATGGAAACTATTGTCATGTCGCGTGAGCAAATTTTACCAATCGAGAAATAAATAACCCCTATTTGTATGCCCCACATTTGGCTAGATCAAAAAGTTGCAGTTCAGGAGTTCGAGCTTGTTCCGCTTTTTTGGAATAAACTCTCGTCTCTGCAAAAGGAGCTCCAACGTTATAAAGAAAAACCGTTCGGGATTAAACGACTTCAATTGGGCGGTCGTGGTCGAAAGCTTCTCATTGATTTCGACACCTTGCCGAAAAACATACAGGAAGCGCTCGGCGATCCGCGCAAAGTTGATCATCCGCTTGAAACATTCTTCAAGTTTGATCCGGATGCGGTCCGATACTATTCAACTTTCAAAAGAGCGGGAAAAGACTACTTAGATCCAAAAGAGCAAGAGCGCTATATCGTTAATGCCAGCGTAATGAAAGCGGTGATCTTGTTAGAAGATGCCCGGACGCAGGAGCGCATTAGAATGGGCGGCTCCTTGCGAGGAATATCCGACACGCTGCTGGCCGATGTCATCAGTTTTCAAAATTCGCTAAAAGTACTTCACAAAAAAGAACACACTTTGCCGACTTCGGCGAGATTCAAACAGCTTTTAAAGGAGTTTAAAACCGGATCCGACAGTTACTATTGCTTGATCAAAGATCCGGACGGTATCAAAGCGCAAAATGCTCGAAAAGTTGACGATAGTTTGGAAATGCTGCTTAACGCTATTTTCAGAAATCAGGTACACAAGCCAACGCCTACGGAAGTATCGCGTAATTATGACGCGTTTTTGAGCGGTTACGCCCAAGTGTACAACGAGGACACCGGCGAGCTTTACGATCCGAAAGACTTTAAATCTTTGTCGCAGTCGACGATTATCAGCTACATCAACAAATGGGAAAACAAGATCGCAACGCACAAATCGAGAAGCGGCGATCGTCAACAGTACATGGGCGCGTTCAAACCGCATCATCAATTAGATCTGCCGGAGTTCGCCGGATCGCTGCTTTCCATCGATGACCGCCAACCGCCATTTTGGTACGACAACAATAGGAACCGCGCTTGGTTCTATCTTGGAATTGATGTTGCGAGCCAATGCTTCACCGCCGTTGTTCACGGCAAATCCAAAGAAGGCATCATCGTCGATTTTTATCGACAGATCGTCAGAAACTACACCCAATGGGGAATTTGTTTGCCGTATGAATTAGAGTGTGAAAGCTCGCTTAACAGCAGTTTCAAGGACACACTTTTAAGACCAGGCGCGATGTTCGACAACGTCAGAATTGAAGCCAACAACGCGAGAGGTAAATACATCGAACGAATGTTCGGAAAAGTGCGATACGATGTTGAAAAGGCAAATATCGGCTGGATCGCTCGACCAAAAGCGAAATCCGAGGCGAATCAGGCCAGCTCAATTCCTACGCAGGTGATCGAATATGATACGTTGATCAACGACCGGCTTCGTGACCTCGAAAAATGGAATAACATGCCGCACCCGGCGCGTCCGGAGATGAGCCGCTTTGACTACTTCATGTCAATGCAGCACCAGCAATTGAAACCAACCAATTGGGAAGCGATACTGCCGGTGCTTGGTTACAAAACAGAAACTTCTTGTCAGGTCGGATATGTGTCGCTTCAGGGATTGAAAAGAGCGATCGCAGAAAGCGGCCAGATCCTAACCGGCGAAGCGCTGATCACGAAAATGAAAATGATCGAAGGCCGCGAGCTCGATGTGTATTGGCTCGATGACAACGACGGCAACGTCATGAAAGCATTCGCGTATTTGCGCGGAACCAACAGGCTGATTTGTGAGATCATGGAAATGCCACGCTACAACCGCGCGACACTTGAACGCACCGAAAAAGACGAGGCCGCGAGGATTTTGCAAAGCGCATACGTCGCGTCGGTCGAAGCGTTCACACGCCAACAACAAAACCGGATCGAGAATATCAATATCATCGACAACACACCTAAAACCGTCAATTCAAATTTCAAATTTCCAACTGTTCGACGGTTTGAAGTTCGCGAGGAAACGCCGCACGTGTTCGATGATAAAGAGGAGGATCAATTTGAATACGAACCCACAACAAACAATAGCTGGAGAACACAATTTCTCCAATAACCCAAACAACAAATACCACTATGGAATTGACAACAGAATTTAAGCAAAAAGTAAGAACGGCGGTTTTGGCCGCACGTGCAAATTATGAGGGCGCAGATGATGCCTTCGCGAAAACAATCGGATTGAATGCGTCGGTGTTTTCGCGGTTCAAAAGCGGCGAGCTCGATCGCATTATTTCAGATTCCAAATACATGGAAATCGCCCGTAAGTATCAGGTCACGCTGAAAGATGACAATTGGCGGGTGGTTCGCACCCACGTGTACGAGCAACTCGAGGACAGTTTAACATTTTGCAAACAGTTTTCAAAATCGATGATTTTCGTCGACGAATGCGACATCGGTAAAACCTTCTGCACCAAGCACATTTTAAAATCGATGAAAAATGCCTTCTACATCGACTGCTCCCAATTTAAAACCCGGCAAAAGTTTATCCGGGGCTTGGCTAAAGTCGTCGGTGTCGACAACAACGGAAAGTTTGTCGACGTGAAAGATAATCTGAAATGGGCGCTCAATAACATCGTCGAGCCGCTGGTGGTTTTAGACGAGGCCGGTGATCTAGATTACACAGCGTTTTTGGACATCAAAGAATTATGGAACGCGACCGAGAACGGCTGCGCTTGGTACATGATCGGCGCGGACGGATTACAGACAAAGCTCGACAACGGTTTTAAAAACAAGAAGGTCGGCTTCGCCGAAATCATCAGCCGCTTTTCAGATAAGATTATCAAGATCGTGCCGACCGGCAAAGACGACCGCACCGCCTTCTTTTCCGAGTTGATCAGGAATGTTGCCGATGCAAATACGCCGCACAAGGAAAAAGTGCCGCAGCTGGTTCGACAATGCGTAAACAACGGCAGGAAGCTCCGACACCTGAACACTCTAATCAAAATGGCAGAGTAAAAATGGCAAGAGGAATTTCCGTAAAAACGCTGTTAGGAAAAAAGCATGAGACGTTCACGCTTGACGGGATTTTAGGGGAAGTTTTAGGAGAACAGGAAAGCAGCGGCATTTGGGTTCTGTATGGAAATGAGAAAAACGGCAAAACCACGCTTGCGCTGATGATCGCCGAAGCTCTTACACAATTTGGAAGTGTCAGTTACATATCCGGTGAGGAAGGTACCGGTTTCTCGTTCCAGCAAAACGTAAAGCGGTCGAAGATTGACCTGAAACAAACAAAAATCAAGTTCTATGATTATTTGGAGATTCCTGAAATCGAAGCGATGCTTTCAAAAAGGCAAGCCTCTCGAATAGTAGTAATTGACAATGCGACTTCTTACGTCGACGATCTTAAAAGCGCTGTACTGCGCAAGCTTAAAATGAAATTTCCAAAAGTGCTATTCATCATTATGGCGCACGAGGAAAAAAATGAACCAACCACAGCAATGGCAAAGCTCGCAAAAAAGCTTTGTAATGTGTACATCAGAGTTGTCGGTTTAACTGCATTCGTCGGAGGGCGTTGCAAGGGTGGAACGATCATTATCGATGATCAAAAAGCAATGCTGTATCACGGCAGCGAAATTACAAAACAATGAAAAATACAGTAATCAAATTTCTCGAAATTTCACCGGAAACCTATGATGACCGGCTATTTCAAACGTGGTTCAATTGGTGTCAAAAACACGCAATTTCCGATAACAATTTGCAGGAACTTCTTGCCAACGCGCAATTGAACAAATGGTTCATGAAGCAACACGCGACGCTCGAAAAGCTATTCGTCCAAAAATACGCTGCGAAGTTGAATCCTTTGTCAAATCCCGATCGCAATCTTTTCAATTATCAGGAATGCGTTGCAAAGATCTTCACACATTTTCCACAGGCAATCATGAACGGATTGCACCATACAACTGAATTTCCGCTAAAAATCACCGAGGAAATTTATGCGAACTAGAATAAACATCAAACATTTTATAACCCCATGAACGATAAACAAAAATTGCTAAAGGAACTTGGAACTCTTGACCAAGTTGTCGACCGGCTCGAAGCGCTGGACTTAATCATCTCATTTTTATTTCAAGAGATAGAAGTAACCGTGTTAGGCGAGAAAGTATGGCGCAAGCGCGACATCCTTACAGACGGCGAGAAGATCTGCGTAAATCAGGAGCGCGCATCGCTCCGCGAATACCGCGATTTCCTTTTGGGCTTGATCAACGAATCAGATGTCAGAGTTTACAAAGTTCCCGACACGATCGAAAAGAAGCTCAAAGAGTGCGAGAACCTGATCCACGAGCTCAAGTACAAAAGACGAATTAACGACATCGAAATCATTGATCCTAAAATCCTTTAGCCATGAACATCATCCAATTTCAAAGTTACCAGCTGGCCGTCTTTCAAGTCGAAGGCGGTCTGCACATCACAATCATTCCGCAAATCGCAACGACAGCGGAATATGTCACCAACGACTCGATTTTAAAAGAGAAGCTCGTGTCGCTTTTCAAAGATTGTCGTGACGCGCTACCGCTTCACAGATCAATCCGCGAAGTTGCCTCGGCCTTCGATCAAAATCAAACAATTTTTATCGCAATCGTAAAGTAAAAAACAATGAAAATTACACACACATCAAAAGATCAAACGTGGATCAACGAAACAAGCACCCACATTCCATTTAATCGCACTACTCCGGTTGAGAGATTACACGAAAAACACTCTTCGCGCCTTCTAAAAGAAGCCGTAAAGCTCAATAAAGGACTTTCTGACTTTAAAGCTTTGATTCGGGATTTATCAAACGAGGCATACGAGGCATTTATGGCATCTGTGAAAGTTCAGAAACCAGCAAAAGGAAATTTTACATGGTACAACTTCAACCGGACAATCAAAATTGAAGTATCAATTTCTGAACCGATCAAATTTGATGAAATGACGATCGCAGCAGCAAAAGTAAAACTCGACGAATTCCTGAACCTGAATATCGAGAGTAAGAATGCATTTGCGAAAGATATGGCTAAAGCGGCATTTTCAACCCAAAGGAGCGGTCAGCTAGATGTAAAGAAAGTTCTCGATTTGATCAGATACAAAGATCAAGTAAATGACCCGCTATTTTCTGAATCTGTGGAGTTGATTCAAAAAGCGATTCGTCGCCCGGAAAGCAAAACGTATTTCCGCATTTGGCTGAAAGACGAAACCGGAAAATACAACAACATCGATTTGAATCTTTCAAGTATTTAAAATGGAAAATAGCTTAAAAGGGTCAATCAAGATCCGGTCGACTGCTTTACGATGGCAGGGATTAGAATTACTAACTTTCAAACAAGTACAGAAGATGAATAGAATTACAAATGCTCAAAATACAGATGTCAGCCCTGCTATTGTAAAGCAGGTGTTGGCAGCAGGTTTTCGTTATGTCGTAAACATTTCTTTTAAAGGCTTTACAGAAGTCGGATTTAAGAAAGTTGAAAACATTGCCGAACCTGTCAAAACGCTGAAAGAAGCACAAGAGTGTAAAGCACTTGTTGATGATACAGTTGCAAAGGCTTGTATTGTTGATAGAGTTACTGGTAAAGTAGTTGAGTGGTGGGTTCAATAAACTTGCTGCTAACGTAAAGGAAATGAGAATCAGCCGCCCACCGCCGTGTACGTTTCCGGATTCGGAAAAATAGGCTGGTGGCTCTGCGAGGTTTTAAATACAAATCAAACAATGTTCAGTAATCCCGAAGATCTGATTGATTTCGATTACAAGTTGCTTAAAAAATTGAAAGCCGAATGGGATATCGAGGAAGCCGATCGAAAGAAAGTACAAGCATTAGAAGAGCTCAAAAAACTAAGTTGATATGAATGCAACCAAAGACCAAAAACTTACCATACGCCGCAATTCAGCGTGGCAGGAGTCGATCAAAGAGGAATGGGTACAATGGGGAACCGGTGACAACTCAAAGACCTCGCTCAACGATTTGACTTTCGAGCAAGCCGACCGGATCATCAAAGCGCAAACCGGCAACGATCCGGATAAGGCAAGATTTCAGAAGTTCGACTTCAAAAACAGCCAGCACAAATACATCCTCTCGATGCTACACACGGTCGGCTGGACAAAAGAACACAACGGACGGCTGGTCGGCGACATGGAAGCTTTTGGAAATTGGCTGCAAACGCGATCACCGATAAAGCTTCCGCTTACCGAGCAAGGCAAAGCACAGCTACAGAAAACGATCTACGCCTTTGAACAAGTTGTAAAACATCAATTCAGTTAAAATGATAAATACCACATTTTCAATTACTGTAGTATGCGAGCACCCGAATGAACCGTTGACACGGGTGCTCGCCGCGCAAGGATCCTGTGAAACAACCGTCGAGGTTTGCCCGGATTGCGACGCGGAACTGTCAGAACCAAAAACCGAATGTTAATGAAACTTGAGTCTGCTACAATGCTTCAGCGCAATTACCGGATCGAGCTGCAAAGACAGTTGAACCTTCTACTGGATTTCATGCTGGATTGCGACGATGTCGATCAGCGCGGCAGGCTTCTAAATGAAATACGTGCGATTCGTGCGCGAATTAAGCCTACAGAAGGCAAGAACGCCGCACAACTATCCCAACGCGTGCATTTCAGAACAATCACCTTTAAAAGCGCATTAAATGGAAATTCAAACAACGCTAAAATTATCGACACTCCAAACGATCAACACCCTGTGGCCGCTGCTTGATTTTGAAAATACCAAACGCGACAAAATTGACCTGAGCATTGTTCAGTACACCGCTGCCAAGTTCATGAAAAAGGAAGCGTCCAGAATTGGCAAACCAAAAGACAAGGAATTCAAAATGTCGCTTCACTATTTCGAGCTGGCAACTATTGAAGATTTACTTCGCACCGCCGCCGCAAAGCACCTGACAGAATTTATCGACTATACGAGAGTAACAAATTATTGTAACCAAATAAATCAGAAAATTATATGAAAACCAAAGGTAAAATTTACATTTCCGGAGCGGTCGCCGACCAGCCCGAGCGCGAGTTGTTCGCAAAGTTTCATGATACTGAAAAGATGCTGGCCGCGCGCGGTTTTGAGGTCGTCAACCCCTTGCGACTTATTAGCAAGTGGGCTGAAGGAATACGCTGGCAGCTTGGCGCAAAGAACTGCCTTGAAGCATTAGCTGGATGCACCGCGATCTACATGCTTCCCTGCGCAACCGATTGCCAAATTGCGCAGCTCGAGCTTCATCGCGCAATGGAGTTGAATATCGATATCTATTACGAACTTGAAAATGTAGAAGCGGATGAGCTTGTTAACGACGTACACGGTCAAAAGTAAGGCGGCACAAAACGTATGGTGCTTTAAATACAGTTTAAAAGGGCTTTTGGTATCGTTTGAGATTCTCGACGGCGAATTAACCCTAAAACAAATCAATTGGCTGCTGGATCAAAAGCACTTTCCGTTTACCGAGCTTCAGATCAAAGCGTGGGGCAAAATGCTCAAGGACAATTTTGAAATCGTTATTGGTGAGCCGGATCTGTCTTTCGACACCGCGTGGGAGCAATACGGTTACAAAGTCGGAAAAAAAGAAGCTCAAGACGCATGGCGCAAAATGAGCGAGGCCAACAAGGTGCGTTTTTTCCTCTCGATTGAGCCATATAAGCGCTACATCGCGCGAAAACAGATCTCGCCGATCTATATGGTGCGATACATCACGAAAGAGCGGTATAACGACGATTATGACAATATTAAATAAACAATTTATGGAGTACGAAAACTTAAGCGACATCGTCGCACAATTAGAAAAATGTGAATACAAAACCGTAGATGGCTTGCACGATTTGAAAGATAATTCCGCGTTTATCGCATTAAAGAAAATTTCAGAAGCACCGGAGCTAAACGTCCCGGTTATCAACATCAGTCGCCTTTATGAAAACCTCATAATTATGCCGCTTGACACCAGCGTATCGCCCGAAGTCGCAGCGCAGATCCAAACTGCACTAACCAATATTCTTAAAAACCCGTCAAACAAATTTCAGTAAAACAATGGAAAGCCAACGAGAAATCGAAAGACGCTACAACAAACTACTACAAGACGTAGCTACAAACAAGTATTACAAAGTAGATCTAACCAACCGCGTAAACTGTTACACATGTCGTCACCCAAAGTGTGGACACATCACCAAAACCAAAGACATAGCGCCGGGCGTTACACCGATGTTCTATGAGTGCGAGAAATGCCACTTCCAAGCCGTTAGCTCGATGTACAATGACATCGCCCCGGATCAGGAACCGACCTTTGTTTGGGATCGCCCAACGCTGTCGGAAACGATGAAATTCAGAAAGAAGCCAACTTTGCTGGATCACATTTTAAGAGGTGGATTGGTCGTGCGTAAAGTAGTATCGCCATGAGATATAGCACCGCGCAACACAGTATAGGTTTGGCCACCGACAATCATTGTCACGCTGAAGATGAAATCACCGGTGGCGAATTTTTCGCTGGCGGCGGTGGCTGGACTGAGGGCACTGATGACATTGACGGATACGTTACAAAATGGATTTTGAATCACGACAAGGTTGCCTGTAGAACAAACGCCTTCCACCACAACGTCAAAGTGTATTGGTCCGACATTTACACACAGGACGAGCATGAACTTGAGCCTGTAGACCATTGTCACGCGTCACTTGAATGTAATCAACATAGTGGCGCAAACGCTTGTGAGGAAAAGAAGCTTGGATCTTACACCCAGGGGTGGGAATTATATAGATATTTACCGCATTTGAATCCGCTGGTTTTAAGTATAGAAAACGTTCCGGAGTTTAAAAAATGGGCTCCAACCGATGAAAAAGGACGGCCTATAAAGTCACGGGTTGGTGAGGAATTTGAGCGGTGGAAAAAGGCTATAATGGATTTGGGATATAATTACAAAGAGTCCATACGCAATGCCGCCGACGATGGTTTACCAACTCGCCGCAAGCGTTACTTCGCGTTTTTTTACCGCGATGGAATTGATATCGAATTTCCGGAGTTTACTCATTCAAAAACCGGTACGGATGGAAAATTAAAATGGCTTCCATGTGCGCCGCATATTGATACGGACAATCACGGCACCAGTATTTTCGGCAGGGAGTTTAACGAGAACCTACCGAAGCACTTGCGAAAGCCAATTGCTAAAAATTCACAAAGACGAATAGGCGGCGGCGTTGTAAAATACGCACCCGAGGTTGAAGGACTTTCGCAGTTTATAGCGCATTTTCATGGCGGCGAGAATCAAAACAGATTTCAAAGCTTGCTGGATCCAATCAATACTATTGACACATCAAACAGGCATCAGCTGGTAACGGTCGAAAAGCTTCAATTCATAATGGATCATTGCAGAACAACAAATTACCATAAACCCGATACACCGCTCAAACCGCAGCTAACATGGCAAACCAAACAATTGATCACGATCGATAACTTTATTTGTCAGTTTTACGGAGGTAGTGACCAAACCCAACCGCTTTCGGCGCCGCTGAATACTTGCACAACTCGCGACCGGCATCAACTTATACGGCTGGAAAAGCTTCAATTTTTGACGCAGTACTTTAATTCCAATGGAAACCCACAACACAACGTTCAGAGTTTGGATGAACCTCTTTCGCCCGTACTCACTGAATTCAAGCATCAGCTCGTTACTATTTTGGACAATTTCGACATCAAGACGCGTTTTCTGAATCGCGAGGAATTAGCATCATGCAGCACCTTCCCACGGGATTATTTTAGCCATCCGGATCTAAAGCTTTCAAACAAAGACGCCGTTAAGATGATAGGCAACGCAGTGCCGCCAAAATGGGCTAAAATACTGATGACGCCAAACATCCCGAAAATCAAGGAATATAAATATAAACTTAAATCAGCATAGCATGAAGCAAAAGACATTTTTAAAGAAACGGGATCAACTCCTGAAAAAAAAGAAGGCATTTGAAGCGGCCATTAATAAAGAATACAATAAATTCGCCAATGCCTTTATTGACGAAAATTCGCCGGTAAAACGATTAATGGTATACGAATTGATTGAGAACGGCATCCGTCGACGTGGGTTTACCCGGTTCGTCATATATGCTCAAGATGTGACCGTTTGGGATAAAAGCCCGATCATTCGAGTTGGTGGCTGGTGGTTGGATCAAAGCAACGTGCCAACGAAGTGGGATAACATGACTGTTTACGGCGTAGGAAACCCTGCTGTTTTTAAACTATCGGAAAATCAAACTGCTGAAAAGCATCCGGATTCGGACGAACATGAATAAGAATATTAACTTTACAATCAAATAAAATCACACACAATGAAACGATTATTACTTTGCGCGATTTTGATCGCGGCCATGACATCATGCTCAAAAGATGAAACAACAACCTACATTCCGGTCGCAGCTGAACAGGGAACTTGCGAAATTAGGCTCTATTCGATTGGCACCAACTTCAGCAGCGGTACGCCGGTACACGAGGCCGGTTACGGTACCGACAATCAAAATTTGATCTTTCAGGTATTGACCGATGAGCAATATACTTTCTACAGCCAGCGTTTTAACGCCGGTAACTATGAATGGATCGGAACAATGGGTATATAGCGGCATGCCGTGAGTGATATTGCTGATTCAAATAAATTCTTATTTTTGCAGCATGGCAAAGGGCAATGAACGATTTAAGAAACGAAATCAGGATGTGAGAATCACCTTCCACGCCCTATCTAAAAAAAATCCAAAGTGGCGTGTTGAAGCCATTGTCGAGGATGTGGCCGATAAATTTTATCTAGCTTCGAGAACTGTCGAGGCGATCATCCGGCAGGAAGGAATTTACAAAGATTAGCCAATCACTTGATTATTTAGAAATTAATAGTATATTTGCATTGTTCTGTCCAAGGATAGAGCACCAACGTAGCCTCCTTATGGGAGGCTTTCGTCTTTAATACACCTGGTCTAATTTGCCGTTTTCACGTAGGATCCAAACTTCATCAATCTGCTGGCCTTCTTTTATACGGAAGTTAATCACCTTTAAATAGTGGTTTAAAGTTGATCCATTGTCTTTAATGATCAACCGCGTCGATTGTTTCAATCCGCGCGAGAACATCTTCGTCAGCTTGTTTCCGGTATCAACACCGTCGAAACCTTCCAGCTCGTAAAACAACCCGCCCACGTTCAAGTCCGGGCATTTCCCTTCAAACCTCGTTCCGATCAGTTTTCCAAAGAATTGCTTATACAATGGCGATTTGACATTGACGCGCGGGAGCAGTTCCGTTTCCTTACCGAGCTTTGCAAAATGAGTACAGCACTTGATCAGATCTGCGTAATCCGACGCAGCGCTGTCAACCAAATTTGAAACAGTGATCTTGCCACCGTTTTTGAACGACTTTAGCACAGATCGCTCAACGATCAGCCCGTCCGCGTTTCTTTTAGAGAACGACTTTGCATCGTTTATTTCGGCGTTTGTCAACCCGTCCGCATACGGAATTTTGTTGAAGATCTTGCCCGAAACAGCGGCGTTATTTTCAAACCCGCTTTTGCCGCCAGTATCCGGAATTGTGACCGTTGGCTCTTCGTCGGTTTGGGTCACATTGCATCGGCAACCCCAATCGTTCGGCGGTAGGTGCTTTTTCCAAAATGAATGAGTTATCGGTAAAATCAGGCCATGCCAATTCCGATGCTTTTCCCGGACACGGCCATCGCCAACGGTACTGTATTTGAGGTTTGGATAAAGATCCTGCTGCGCTACAAAGTCCTGCCATTTGTCGGCCATGTTAGCCGTTGCGACGGTCTGATCATATTCTGTCTTGAGCCAACGCATATTGTACTCGATGTGCAGCGCCTCGGCCTTCTTTCTAAAGTCAGCCCATGAAAGCGTTTTGCCGCCCGAAGTCAGCAACGCCTCGAGCTGCTTCCGGAAGGAAGTTTCTTTGAAAGCAGAAAACTCCGCAATGTTGTACTTCAGGGACATTGCCAACCTCGGATCGTACATTTCCGGTTTTGGATTGTATCCAATGTTCAAACCATGCGCGAGCTTCGTGTAGTAATACTCCCAAAGCTTTTTCCGGTTGACAAGCGAAACAAATTTGTTGTCAAAGAGATCCTTGATGTAAGTTTCGACCAGCCTGCTTAAACCACCGTTGTTTCCGAGCTTCACTACTTTGGATTCGTCGCAGCAATGGGTTCGGTAATGAAGTCTAAGCAGGCTTAGGGCTTTTTTGGGTTGTCGGCTTTCTTTTGTTCGGATCCCGGCATAGATTCGATCTCTACACCGTACGTCTGCTCAATATAATCTTGCTTCAAAACGTAGCCGTTCGACATCAAAACGCCATCGATGGTAATCTGCGAATTCGGGTCTTTGGTTTTTTCAACTGCGATCTTTGCATTGTCCGGAATCTTGTAGCCCAGCAATCGCATGGCCGGTACCAGCTTATTGTTAAGAAACGAAAGCATTTTCTTTTCGTCAGACAACACGACCTGCTCCATTGTGTTCTCGTGTACCGTACCCTGCGCTTTGCTCGCGCCGTTCTCGGTTGTCATTGTCTGGTGAAGTACCAATTTCGATAACTCTTTGTCGAGCGCTTCAATCTTTTTGAAAAACACGTTAAAGCTGTCTGTTTTCGAGTTCTCTTTGATCTCGACCTCGGTACCCAATGGAAAAACGCCGTATGGTGCCGAACCCATTTCCTCAAGCCACGCGGCAACTTCATTTTTGACCGTTTCGCTTTGTGATGCAATTTTAGCGATCCTAATCGGAATCCCGAACAATTCCTCAAATTCATCCCACGAACTCCACGAGTGGCGTTTTAAAATGGTGTAGACGGCGGCTTTCTCAAGCAAACCGACCACGCTATAAAATCTTGCCGGTAGCAAGATATCTTTGATCTCTGAATAATCGATGCCTTTTGTACCATTTATGTCGTACAAAAGCGTCGAGCGTTCAGGTACCAGCAGCCCGCGTGGAATTATTTCAACCTTCAGGATCTCACCTTTTTTAAATTCGCTGATCCAAAGAACATTTTCGCCGACGTAGGTTGATTTGTGCGCCTCGTCTTTTGTGAACTCGAACCACTCTTTGTCTTTGATGTATTCCGTCAGCTTGTCATCGGTGATGCCGTCAATTTGGAAAACATAGGTTTTATTTGTGGTTCGGAGTGTACGGTTTTCCGTAATGCCGGTTAAGTGGCCGTCGAGCATGACATCGTCATACACTTCCTGAATCAGATGGTTCCGAGGAATTTCAGCGTTATATTTTGCATACCGTGCCGCGAGCAAGTCGGTCAGCTCTTTTCTCCAAAGACGCCGTTGCCTCCTGATCACGTCAACCATTAGGTTGGTAATTTTGGAAATGTCTTTCGTGTCAGCAGCCGAAAGCGACACTTTCTTATTTACGGCGTTTCCGGATAAATTGACTTCGGATGTTTTTGTCTTCATTACTTTAAAATTTTGTCGAGTTCCTTTGTAATCTTCTTTGCGATCTGCTTGTCCAGGTAGCGAGATTTGCCCATGAATTGACGTTTGGGCATTCCGGCGAGTCCTTCGTTATGTCGATCGGCGTATTCCTTACTGGTGTAGAAGCGCACCTGTTTCGATGATTTCATCACGCGGCTCTTTATTGAGTTCCGGAGCTTATTGCCTCCAGTGGCCAAGCCGGTAAGCAACGCGCGATCTTGAATGCCTGAACCGTATTTATTCAGGTTGCCGCGCTTGCCGCGCCGGTTCGTCCGGTATCGCGTAATGTCGCGGCCTTGATCGTCGGTTGTCTTTCGCTCTTTCCATTTCTCCAAAACCGAATCGGTGAAGCCTTCGTTCTCGAAATTCATCTGTATGAAATTCTTGCCTTCGACCTCTATAGCGATGAGCGCCTTTTCCGGTATTTCCCTTGCCGCTCGATCGAGCAGTTTTTGCAAGTCGTTCAGGTCAGCCATTAAAATCGGTTTTCGTACGGTCTGCGGCTTCCGAGCTTCAAAAATGGCACCTCACTATCCGGTATGCCGTCATCATCGGTATCAACGATGCGTGGTGGCAGCGCCGGTTTGATTTCGCCTTTGGACACTTTTTCGAGCCAAGTCATTGCCTCGGCGTGTGCGTCCTTTACGACCTCGTTCATTGTCGAAGATCTTCGGCTGTACAATTCATGCTTTACGATCGCTTTGAGGTGTTTAAGAATCGTTTTGCTGCGCTGATCGCCGGTGGCCTGAAAGATGGCATTTGTATCGAAATACTGATGCAGATAGGTAGACATCACATCGATGCTTTCACCGATTATGTCTTCGACGATTTGAGTATCGCGATTGACGATCGCATTTATGATTTGGTCGGTGCTGACCGTCGAAAGCTCTTGCTGGGTTAAAAACATGGTGCTTAATTATTTTCGTGTTTGAATTTGCGGTATTGGTATTTGGGCGCGACGATCCTGTAAAGCGTGAAGCTGAAGCGGATCTTGTAACTCATTATCCCGTCCTTATTTTCGCCTGGCTCATCATCGGTCTGTTGTAGGGGCTGAAAATAGTCACCCGCCAAAAATTGCAGTTTTTCGACGATGTGATCGATAACATCGATCTCGGTGAGCCCGCCGTCCGGATCGGTTGTCGTGTTGTGCTGATTCATCCAGCCGTCCTTGCAATAAAATGTAATCTCAAGTGTACCGTTTCCTTCCTGCTTGTTTTCGACCATTGCCTCCCACTTGATCGCGTTGATCTTTATCAGCGCGGCAGTCCAAAGCTGGGGAATCCCGTCTTTGTCGTTAAATTGGTTTCGGTCGAGATCAACCAATTCAAGCTGCCGGATCTGCCCAAGCGCCGCCTTTGTTTTTTCAAATAGTTCCTTTCTCGGCGTCATACTCTTCTCTTTTTGTTGCGTTTGCCAATTACCGGCCTTTGGTTGCTACCTTCCTGCTGGGAGTAACCAAATAATACACGACCTTTTCGGACGCAGTTCTCGAGCGAGTCGAGAATATCATCAGGGCTTTTGCAGCCTTTCTCAAATGCCAAAATGTGCGCTTTGGTGTTTTCCCAATCATCGGTGTCCAGCAGCCGCTCGTCGAACGTGATCAGGCCGCGTTTGAAAGTTCCGGTCAAAGTTGCATCGATGCGATCGTGCTTGTCGCCTGAAGCGTGATCATCGAACGGGATGCTGGCCGCATTGTTTTCCTCACAAGCGACAAGCCATTCCGGTTCGTAAACCGATTTTTGCGCAGCGGTCGCGTCGTAAAATGAAATGATTGACATTCCCAGCCTGTTGTACTTTCGTTGCCACTCGTAGTGCATATCCATCGCGTCCGGCCTCGCGCATTGTCGGTTGAAAAGCTCCAAGACGTGCGCCCGGCCTTTGTCGAGCGACAACAAGACACCGCCCTTAAAATCGCCATTATTGGAATAGGACAAATCCCAAAACTCAATCAGGCCGTTGAAGATCTGATCTTCTTTTGTAGCTTGAAATTTAAGCCACTCCTCTTTGATACGTTTTCCTTCCTCGATCGGGTTGTTGAAGTCCTCGCGCTGGCTGGTGTGGTAATCGGTATCATCGACAATGTCAATACATTCCTGCTTCGTGTAACGCTCCGGCCACGACGGGTTGTAATCCCGATCGCACAGATTGACGGTCATTATATGAAGGTTCGGCGACTTCTTATTTTTATTGGCGAACCCGTCTACAATGCCATCTTTCACGATATAGTTGTTTGCCATCACCTGACGGAAGCGGCCTTTTTGCCCGGCCTTTCCTAAATCGCCAGTGAGCTTCTGCACGTTCTCTTTTGTCAGCTCGATGTTCTTTGCCTGCTTACGATCTTCTAAATCGTCCATTGACGCGAAATCCGGTCTGTTGGCACCTTTACGCAAACCGCGAAACGGCTGGTTTAAACCCAGCGCCATAAAAAACGATTTGTCGTTTGTTTCAAAATTACCGTCAGCCCACGAGCCGTATTGCATCTGCAAACCAAAATCTTTGATGTAGCGCTCATTGCTTTCGAGGTGGAGCTGCAAATCAGATAAAAGCAGGTTTGAATGATCCTGCGTTTTGCCGATAATCAGTCCAAACTTCAGCTCGTTGTTCTGCTTGAGGTGCGTCACGTTTCCGACGTTCGTGTGGATTGATTTCGCAGCGCCGCGAAACCAGCGTCGCTGCTGCTTGATCAACGGATTGCGGAATAGTTTGAGATAGCTGTCAAGGTGGAATTTGGCGCACGGCGCGTCAGCCAGCGCCAGCCCTGAATTAACCCCGAAATAATAATCGAAAAACTCGATGTAGTTTTCAGGCTTCAAAAGCCGCTTGATACGTTTTTCCTGCTCTTCGGCAGTTTCTTTAAACAACGATTGATACGTCAGTTCCTGAATGAGCCGCGACTGCCGCTGATAGTTTTCAATGGCCTCCTTTAATTCCGATTTAGTCATTTTGGAGGAGTTCGTTAACGTATTTGTCAAAGTACATTCGGCTATTTTTCAAAAGTTCAAGCAAATCTTCCCGCTTTTTACCGGTGCTGTTGCCGGCGAGAACCATCATGAATTGTGAAAATCCGTCAAGGCTTTCCATAGTGTACACCGCACGTTTCCGACTATCGTTCAGACGATCAAACGCCGCAGCTATTTTTGAAAGGTCATCGGCTTTGTGCATTGGCCTTCTACCTTCTTTGATGTCGATGACATACTGAAGGATCAGTTTTTTGATTTCGGATGGACGGATATTATTCAGTTCCCTCTCTTTTTCCCATTGCCCGTCATCGCGCCACGCTCCCAGCGTCTTTATGCCAACGCCGGTAATTTCCGAAATGCTCGGCAGCGAAAATCCCTTCACAAAAAGATCCTTTCCCTGACTTTGTTTGTAGTCGCGTTCGGACGCAGTCATACGCCCTTTTGGTCTAGTATTCCCCATCAACTATGATTTTACTGTCTTCACTGAATTTGACATTCCTAACCTTCACGCCGTCGTATTCGAGGTTCTTTTTGATCTCGATTAGAATGCTCATCGGATCGTCATCAGAAAGTAAATTGGTGATACCTACACCAAGCTCCGGAGTTTCCTTAAAATCTCCTTTGTCGGCTATGATAATATGTTCCTGATGTTGGTCATCGGAAACGTCAATAACGAGATCACCGTCAACGATCAGAAGATCTCCGTTTTCGTCAGTTCGTATGTCTTTCATATAGCAAAAGTCGCTTTTAGGAATTGGCTGTAAAATTTTGCTATATGATCTTGTAACAATTAGTTACAACCGTTGTATTGATCCGGAACAAGCTCTAACAGTCTGTTTTTTTTTGGGATTTCATTCGCTCAATTTTGCCTCACCAAAGCGAACGCATAACCCCAATTTGATGAATAAGCACACATTTGTAGTCAATACCGAAAATGTAAACGAATACAAGTATCGCGTATTGACCGATGGCATCGATTACGAACAATTCCTGCGAAATCCGGTTGTCCTTTATTATCACGAGCGATACAACGGCAAGGATCGCGGCAGCGAGGTAATTGGCCGCGTCGTCAAGCTTTGGATCGAAGATAAAAAGCTATTGGCTGAAATCGAATTTGATGTCGATGACGAATTCGCCGCGAAGATTGCTGGTAAAGTAGAGCGCGGATTTATCCGTATGGCGTCAATGTATGCCGATGTGCTTTCGACTTCCAGCGCCCCGGAGGATCTTCTGCCGGGTCAGGTTTACGAAACCGTTACCCAATGCAAACTAATCGAGATTTCCATTGTGGATATCGGCGGCAACGATGATGCACTCAAGTTGTCGAAGTGTTCAGGCGAGCAACTCAAGCTCAAAGAAATTGTTCTTAATAAACCCGATAATATGTCACATTTAAAAACTATTGCGCTGGCATTAGGCAAAGCTGCCGACACCGGCGAGGATGCTCTTTTGAAAGAGATCCAAACCATCATGCTGGCGAAAACCAACGCCGAAGCTCAAGTTACCAGCCTGACATCAGAATTGAAAGCGATCAAGCTCGAAAAGGCTACCAAATTGGTTGACCGCGCTGTTGAACTTGGTTTGATTCAGGATGTATTGAAGCCAACGCAAATCGCCGCATTCGATGTGGATTACGATGGTCAGACAGCGATCCTTTCAAAATTGATCGCCGACAAGGAGCTGGAATCCGGGCAAGCCGGTACTGCCCAGACGGTGAAGGAAGTTGTGTTGAACGCCAAAGGAACGACTCCGGCAGCACCAACCGCTGAAACCTTCGACTATTTGCAAAAGCACAACATTGTGAAGCTGCAAAAGATGAAAGACGAAAACCCGACGCAGTACGCGAAGCTCCACGAGGACTACAAAAACGGCGTCCGTCACACCGACAAATAATCATTAACCCCTTTAAAAAAGAACCATACAAATGGCTGGATTATTGAAAGAAGTTTGGATTGCCGGTATTCAGGAAAACCCAATCCCTAACACAAGCTTTGTTTCCGCGTCGGTTGACAAATCCGAATACGTCGAAAACAACAAATTGCACCTCGCCGAGGCCGGTATCGAACCAGGCGTTCACGAGGACTACTTCAACGGCAACGAGGATGATTTGCCGATCGCATCGGTCGACGACATCCCGCACGAAGTTGTATTGAAAACTTATTCGACCGAAAGGACACGTCACCGTGATTTGCAGGAAGTCGAATTGTCGTACAACAAACGCGCATCTGTGACCGCAAGGCACAAAACCTCACTCGCGAAAAACTTGGGCGTCAGAGCCGCTTTCGCGTGGACACCGGCAACCAACACCACGTACAACAAAGTTATCACTTTGGGCGCTGGTTCAATCATCGACGCGATCATCGACTTGCAGGCGCACTACAATGGCCTCGATATGTACGACAATCTTCACATCTGTTTGAAGGCTGCGGACATGGCCAAGATCCGTAAAGAGAACAAAGTCCTTTACAAGGAAATCTTGAAAGGCGAAGATCTCTACGGATTCAAAGTGTGGCAGTACAACAAAACCCCGTTGTTTACCTCTCTCGGTGTGAAAAAAGCGTTCGGCGCTGTAAAAGAAGCCGGTGACTTGCAGGCATCATTCACATGGTGCAGCGACGAAACCTTCCGTTGTTTCGGTGATACCGAAATGTACCAAACGCTCCGCTCGGCAGCATCACAGGCTGACGAGATTTCATTCGCGCAACGCGCTCTTGTCGGTAACATCCGTGCAACCACACCTAAATACTTGGGTGCAATCATTTCCTAATGAGTAAGCACAAGGAAAAAGCGGAAAAGTTCCTACAGGATCACCCGCAACTCAAAGAGGTGTACGTGACAGCCGAAGGCTTCATGTTCGTAGACAAGAAGTATGCATTGCAACACAATGGAACGCTGGCCGAAGGATCGGAAATAGAAACGTTCGTTAACCCGAACGCGCCGGCAATCGCCGAAGATCCTGCAAGCCCATCCGGAGCTGCTGCAACGCAAAATGCCCCGAAAGCGAGCACGCCGAAAGCGAGCACGCCGAAAGCGACCACGCCGAAAGCGACCACGCCGAAAGCGAGCACGCCGAAAGCGAGCACGCCGAAAGCGACCACGCCGAAAGCGACCACGCCAAAAGCTTCGGAAACCCCGAAGATCGAAGAAACTCCGAAACCGGAACAAACAGGTACCGATAACGCCAATTCAGGAGCTGACGCTGACGCTGAATAACGCTGATCGGGAAAAGTAAAGTTTATAGCCGCCATTGCACCGCATGGCACTCGCCGAACCCCAAGCAGAACCCCCTGCAATATTACACAGATCGCAGTCAATGCGCGGCTATGACTTTATTAAAACAACAAACAAACATGAAACTAGATCTTAACGGTTACAACATCATTGCCGACTTTGAAGGCTTCAGATCAAAACCGTATTTGTGCAGCGCCGGAGTTCCGACAATTGGTTATGGCACGACCATTTACCCAAATGGGCGTAAGGTAACTATGAAGGATCCCGAAATTTCAAAGGCCACAGCTTTTGGGTACTTGAAGTTTATAGCTGACTTATTTGCTCGCGACGTCACCAGCTTGGTAAAGTCGAAAATCAACCAGAGCCAATTCAACGCTTTAGTGTCGTTTGCCTACAATCTCGGATCGGACATAGATGCCGATGACATCCCGGAAGGTTTAGGCGACAGTACGCTCCTGAAAAAAGTAAACCGCAACCCTAGCGATCCAGCAATCGCAAGCGAATTTGCAAAATGGAATAAAGCCAGCGGAAAGGTGTCATCCGGACTTGTAAAACGCCGCGCGAAAGAAGCGAAAATCTATTTTTCGTAATGGCTCGGGCTTGGTGCTATTGGTTCGCCTTCCTTTTAATCCTGCTTGTTATGACTTGCAATTAAATCACTTTTAAAATGAAATTAAAAATCCCATATATAGTATTGTTTTGTTTGGCTTTTAGCTGTTGTTTTTTGACTTCCTGCCGTACCTCCCAGCGGCAGGAAACTCAAAAGACGGAAATCAAAAGCGAAACGTCAACCGAGAACATTGTCACCTATCAGGACACGACGATTTACGCGCCAAAAGCTGAAACTGTGATCAAGATTCCCGTGCGAATTTTGGAAACGACAAGCTATAAAGATCCGGTTAAAAGGCCGGTTTATTACACGCAAACAAACGGTCAAGCGACTGCGAAGTTCAAAGCCGAAAACGATACAATCTACATCACCGCAACTTGCGACAGCGTGGCGATTGTTGCGAAGATCAAAAGCCAGCTCCAAAAATCAAAAACCAACAACAGTATATCAGACAAACAAGCCTTCGAGCAGAAAGTTACCAAAGGCTTTTCATTCATTGAAATGATCGGCTACTCGGTTCTCGCTTTCATCGTCGGATTTGTGATCTGTTTTTTACTTAAAACCTTTAGAATATTATGAATTTACCTAATGTAAGATTTAATATCTCATCCAACGGTTTAGGGCTGTTGTTGGCAGATATTCAGAAAATACCTGGTCTTGTTTTGACAGGTGCAACCGTTGTGGGTGCCAACAAAGTGACAATGGGAAATTCCTATCAGATCTTTTCGCTTACCGAAGCTGAAAACTTAGGGATTGAAAAAACCGGCTCAAATGCCTTCGCATGGAAGCACATCAATGACTTCTACAGAAAAGCCCGCAAAGGTGCTGAATTGTGGATCATGGTTGTGCCAGCTGCAAAGACGCTCGAGGAAATGGCCGACGTAAATGGTGTGTATGCTAAAAAACTTCTCGCCGATGCATCTGGAAAGATCCGGGTTTTGGGCATGGTTCGTAAGTCAGCCGGTGCCGAAACCATTACAGCAGGCATCGACGCAGATGCAGAGCTTGCCGCGATCAAGGCGCAGGCACTTGCCCAGCAGTATGCCGACAACTATTTCCCGTTGCGTGTGATCATTTCCGGAAACAAGTTCAACGGCGTTCCTGCCGATCTTAAGGACTTTTCGACGACTGACTACAACAAAGTTGGCATTATGATCTCCAACAACGACGGCGCTCCTGAAGCTTCAATCGGAATGGCGCTGGGTAAGTTGGCCAGCATTCCGACGCAGCGGAAAATCAGCCGCGTAAAAGACGGAGCGGTCGAGGAATTGAACGCTTATTTTACCAATGGCGAGCGCGTGGAGACGCTCGACACCGCGTGGAACTCAATTCACAATAAGAACTACATCTTCCTGCGGAATTTCGCCAACAAGTCGGGATATTACTTCACAGGCGATGCAACCATGACCGCGCCGACCAACGATTTCAACAGCTTGGCTCGCGGGTTCGTAATGGACGAGGCCGTTCTGATAGCCTATGCTGTATTGGTAGAAGAGCTTTCCGACGAGATCCCGGTCACCGAAAGCGGCAAGATCCACCCGGCGATCATCAAAGGCTGGCAGAACGAGATCGAAAGCCAGATCAAAGCAAAAATGGTTGATCTCGGCAAATTGTCAGGTGTCAAGTCTGTAATTGATCCGGATCAGGATGTTTTGAGAACCAACAACCTCGACGTCGACATCCAGCTCCTGCCGGTCGGTTATAGCGATTACATAACTGTAAACATAGGATTTACAACAACTTTAGAATAATGGACACAGTATCAAGTAAACAGTTTTCGTGGAATGAAACTTCCATCCTGATTGGCGGCAGAATCATCGAAGGTGTCGTCGATATCGAATACACCGCAAAACAGGAAACAAAGCCATTAAATGGCCGAGGTAACAAGCCCCACAGGATACTCAAAGGCAACAAAACCTTTACAGGTAAAAAGACTATCTGGCAAAGCGAATTTGAAGCGATGGTCGAAGCAGCACCGAACAAAGATGCGCTTGATCTGGAGTTCGACATCGTTTGGGCGCACACACCAGCAGACGGTGTAGGCAAAGCGGTCGTCGAAGTACTAAAGGGCTGTGTGATCTCGGAATATAAGAAGTCAATGAAACAAGGCGACACCAACATGCTGGTTGAGCTTCCGTTCGACTTCTGCGATGTGAAACCACAAGTTTAAGATAATGCGATTGATTAAACCACTCTTAATGATCGCCATCGGGATGATGGCGGTCACGGCGTTCGCAAGTACACCAATGCCGGAGAAAAACCAAAAAGCAACCCTTGAATTGAAGTACGCTTCAATTGAGATCGTTGCCGATGTACTACCAACCTATGTTCTGACAGTTGAAGCCGTAGGAACCTTTGTCGTGAGTTACGACGCTCCTTTCGTTACCAGAAAAAATTCCGAACCGTTCAAACTGTGCGCGATCGTCACCGATGTAGGTTGGTCGTGTCTGCCGGAGCAAAATAGAAAGGTGCCGTACGTGGAAAAGCTGAATGCTGCTTATTTGATTGACCACGAGAAAAACCTCCGGGAGTTGGGAATCACAAGCGCCCGACACGACTGTTAAAAAAAAGCAAATTATCATATAAAGCCATTCATGCAAAGTGGATGGCTTTTTTTAAAACAACAAAAGCAAAATGGAAATTTCCCAAGAACAAATTCAGGAATGGAAAGAGCAATACGGCGGCGTTTACAAATTGCCGGTCGACGACAAGGTCGCGTATTTGCGCCAGCCCGAGATGACAGATTTTAAACGCGCGTTTGCAGCGATGAACAAAGGCGGCGATATCGCTTTCGGTGAGGAAATGATCAATTCGCTGATGATCGGCGGCGATCCTGAAATCAAGAACGACATCGACTATTTTAACCCGGCACGGAAGCGCCTGGTCGAATTGTTTGAATACGACGATGCTGAAGTTACGGACGCCAAAAGCAACAAAACGCAAATCAAAATAGGAGATCAGAAGTGCCTCGTGAGAATGATCACCCGCGATGATCTGAAAACTGCCGAACGTAAAAATCCAGCCGGTAAGCCTTTCGTAACCCAAGAGAAGCTTTTCGATGCCATTTGCGTAGAAAAGGACGAAGCTTTCAATGATAAAAATAACCCAGCGATCCGGATGCCGCTTTACAAAGCGATCGAGGAACTTCAAAACAAGAAGGTCGCTTGGTTGGAAAAGCTTTAGACGAGGCGGTCATCGATCGGCGGGACGCCTCGTCGTTTAACCACGTCCAAAGGAATAGCAAAGACGAACCCGTCATAAACTTCAGGTTGCTGGACTCCTACCTGATGTATTACATGAATATCAGAAAGCCGCACAAGCTCAAAGACAGGGAGTGGGCTGAACTTGTTCAATCCCTGCACTATATCAGAACCCAAGAAAGTAAATCATCGGAAAACCCGCAATGAACGCATACGAATTCATCATAAAAATGCGCGACTACGCCAGCTCAAGTATTCGGAAGCTCGGCGATTCGGTAGGCGCTACAAAAACCAAAGTAGACGGTTTGGATGGATCGTTGCATAAAGTCGACAGCACGACTAATATGGTCGGCAGCTCGATGGGCAAATTGAAAAATATCATCGCGTCCGTTTTCGCGGTAGCGACAGTATTTGCGTTTACGAATAAGGTTATTGACGCCCGGAGTGAATACGAGAAGTTCAACGCCGTACTCACCAACACATTCCAATCGGATAAAGTTGGTGCAGCGGCGCTGAACATGCTGACGGATTTCGCCACCAAAACGCCGTTTCAGCTCAACGAGCTCACCGGCTCATTCATAAAGCTCGCCAATCGCGGTTTTGCACCGACGCGCGATGAAATGACGAAGCTCGGCGATTTGGCTTCAAGTCAGGGCAAAGGCTTTGACCAACTTACCGAGGCGATGCTCGATGCCCAAACAGGCGAATTCGAGCGTTTGAAAGAATTCGGTATCAATGCATCGAAAAGCGGCGACAAAGTAATGTTGTCGTTCAAAGGCGTCACCAAAGAAGTAAAGAACAATTCTGATGCGATCGGTCAAGCATTGATGCAATACGGCCAGATGGCCGGAGTGTCCGGATCTATGGAAGCTATTTCACAAACGCTGGGCGGTCAGATCTCAAACCTTGAGGATCAGTGGTGGAATTTTCTTGTAGCGGTCGGTGGGGAAAGCGGCGGCATATTCAACGGCGTGATTTCGCTTTTAAGTAGCGGGCTGGCATTCCTTCAGGAATATTTGCCGGTGATATCCGATTACTTCCGCGTTTTGTGGTCAACGATCCAGCCGGTGTTTGGTGCGATCAATCAGCTGCTGGGCGCAATTTTCGGATTTCATACCGCTGGCGACGTATTGCGAACCTTCGGCAACATCATGACCGGGCTGATTATGGTAATTGATTTCATGGTTCAGGGTGCATTATCGCCGATGGGTAAAATCGTTTTGGGCATTGCTGGCGTTTGGCTGATATGGACAAAAGCAACTTGGGCGTATAACGCTGCCTTGGCGGTCTACAATGCGCTTATGGCTGTAAACCCGATAACTTGGGTTATCATTGGTGTCATCACTTTGATTGGAATTATCGGGATGCTTTCAAAATATACATCCGGATGGGGCGAATCATGGCACCACACGGTGAACGGTGCGAAATTCATTTGGGAAACCTATGCGTCATTCGTAAAGGCGCAATTTAATACGGTCGTGCAGGCCGTGATGATCGGAATTGATAAACTCAAGCTTGGCTGGTATCAATTCAAAGAGGCGGTTGGCATCGGTAACAGCGCCGAAAATCAAAAGATGATCGCAGGGATCAATGCCGACGTCGAGGCGCGTAAGAAATCGATTGTCGACGGTTACAAGAAGGTTGCCGAAAACGCCGCAAACGCGAAAAAGGAATTCAGCCAAATTGGGATCACGGTCGATACAAAAGGTATGTCCAAGGATTTCAACGCGCTCAAGGCAAGGTTTGGATCTGCCGGTGGCACAAAAGACACCAGCACAACGGCCTATGATGACTTTTTGAAAAATCAGCAGCCAGCGACGGCCAATGCCAAAGGCAAGGAAAAAGAAAAGAAAGACGGCATCGTAAGCGGTGGGTCGAAGATCACGCACATCACGATCAACATCGACAAGCTTCAGGACGACACGAAAATATTCGTTAGCAGCACCGAGCAGGGTTTGAGCAATTTGGGCGATAAGGTGCAGGAGATATTGTTACGGGCTGTCAACAGCGTGAACCAAATGCAGACGAACTAATGGCGGTATTTGATTTTAAAAAAGCAATTGCGCGGATCGCTTTCGATTATGTCGGACCAGGCTTCCCGCTTTGGTGGAAACAGCATAAAACGAAGTTCAACCTTCCGGATCTGAAAAACATCAACAGCGCCCAGCTGCTCGGCGCAAAGTACTTCATGACGTTGAAGCTTTCGTACGAAGGAAAAACGTATGAGTTGCCAAACGAACCGTTGATCTCGATCAGCTTGACAAAGACTATCATTGAAACGGCCACGGTAGGTAAAAAGCGCAAAGGATCAGTAATTGAATACATCACAACCGAAAACAACCAGATCACCATGCGCGGTGTTTGTTTCGATATCGATAACCCGGAACGTTACCCTGCCGATCAGGTAGCGATTATCAATGAGCTTTTTGATATTGACGATGCGCTGGACGTTGTAGACAATCCGTTCTTTGAACTTTTCGGTATCCGAAAAATCGTGTTGAAGTCAAAGCAAATTGACGAAATGCAAGGCCAGCAGGGATTGCAAGGCTACACGATCACGGCGATCAGCGATCAGGATTTTTATGCTGACTTGAACGAGTTGGAAGTCACACAAAGTAATTTTCTGAAATAATGTTTGTTCTCGAAGGTAAAGTAGAAATCGGAAACTACGTTTTTCACTCGTTCAACGAGGTCGAGATCACGAAATCAGTTGAGGAAATGGCAGACACGGCGATTATCAAATTGCCGACAAAGTTCAAGGTGAAGCAGAACAATGCCCAACAATTCACCGAGGAAGCGATCAAGGCCGGTGACAAGGTAAAGATCACGCTTGGATACTCCAAGCGTTATTCCGGTGTCGAGTTCGTTGGCTTCGTCAAAAAAGTAAGCCCGAAGATCCCGCTCGAGATCCATTGCGAAGATGCAATGTGGCTATTGCGCCGCAACAACATCACCAAAAGTTGGAATAAAACGACGATGAAGGCGATTCTTCAAGAAGTAGTAAAAGGAACGCCGGTGCAATTGGCCGACAATATCCCGGACGTGCCGCTCGACAAATGGATCATCAAAAATGCGAGCGGCGCACAAGTTCTCGAGAGTTTCAGGAAAGACCTTTTAATGTCGGTCTACATTAACGACGAGGGCAAATTGTATTGCGGCCTTCAGCAGCTCAACAACATTGGCCAGAGCGTTGTCTATGATCTCAATTACAACCTGGTCGAAAACAATCTTGAGTTCAAAACCAAAGACGAGCGTAGGCTGAAAATCAAATATACCTACATCGGCAAGGACAACAAACGCAAGTCGATCGAGGAAGGCGACGAGGATGGTGAATGCAGATCTTACCACACGTCGGTAATTTCGGATGAGTCGAAACTTCGCCAAATGGCGAGAGCAGAAATTGAAAAATTGAAATACGACGGCTTCGACGGTGACGTGACGAGCTTTTTAATTCCATTCGCCACGCGCGGGATGAAGGCAATCATCAAGGATAAAGAACATCCGAATCGCGAAGGAAGCTATTTTATAAAAAAGGTCGTGACCAGCTTCGGTACCAGCGGTGCGCGTCGCAAAGTCACGATCGGAACAAAATTGTAACATGGATCCAGAAAAAGAGCTTGCCGACGCATTCAGGGCATTGAAAAAACGCGACGTTGACACGTTTCCAGCGATCGTTGTTTCAGTAGATAAAGAGGAAGGAACCTGTGTTGTAAGTGATGAGGAATTAGAATACACCGACGTTCAGCTTGCAGCTGTTGTAGACGGAAACGGTAACCGGTTTTTTTTGTTTCCGAAGGTCGACAGCCATGTATTGGTCAGCCCGATCATGGAGGATTTGAAACGCCTGTATATCGAAGCCTATTCAGAAATTGAAAGCCTCGATTTAAAAATTGAAGGTGTGCAGTTTCAAATCGACAAAGATGGGTTCCTGCTTAAAAAGGAAAACGAAACGTTGAAAAAGCTTGTCGCTGACCTGATCGGTGCATGCAAAGCAATGAGCTTCACTGTAGCGACTACAGGAAACGCAGCGGCGCAGACCGGCGCAACGGTCGCTTTGCAAAACATAGCGCAATTCGAGGCCGTTGAAATGAGATTTAACCAATTTTTAAAAGACAATTAAATGAACGAATTACTCATCGCCATTGGCGCGGTAATATCGGGTGGCGGCACCGGCTTTTTTACTTTTCTGTTTATGAAAAGCAAATACAAGCAGGAAGTTGAAAAGCTCAAAGTCGAAGTTTTGCAAGCCAGAGAGAGCGCGGACACGACGGCAATAGAAAATGACATCAAATTGTCTAATCATTACAAAGAGATCCTTGATGACTTGAAAGCTCGATACGAAAGCCGCTACCGTGAATTTGAGGAAATGATGAATCGAAAATTCAAGTTGTTGGAGGAAGAGCTTCGATTAAAAGACAGAAAAATCAAGCTCCAACAAGAGGAAATACGCGAATTGAAACGAGAAAACGCTTTGCTTAAAAAGCACCAATAAAATGAAACAGACGGTATTACATAACCAATCGATGCTTGATATCGCCGTTCAGGTTGATGGATCCGTTTTCAACGTACTGAATTGGAGCTTGGCAAATCGTATTCCGGTCACGGACACGCTCGACGCTGGTCAACAACTTAACACGCCCGGAAAAGAACATTCATTTGAACAAGTAGCAACATTTTTCAAAAACAAGGCGATTGTCATCGGAACGTATTATACCGCTCCGGAGCCGGTAACAGAACCCGAACCGACAATTGTTAAATACGAATTCCCACAATCATTTTAAATCATGGCAAGAAGTTTTCAAGATATACAGCAAATGATATTGGCAAAAAAAGCCGAGGCAGTTGAACTCAACGCGCTACAGGTTTTGACCACAGCCGAAACCGGGCTATCGGGAGCTGACAGTACCAGCAAGGTTGCTATTTGGCGATTGATCGTGTGGATCGTTGCTTTCTGTATCTGGCTTCACGAGCAAGTCGTCACGAAAAACGCCGACAATTCGCGCCCGCTTAACCGTCCGAATTTTATTTCAATGGTTTTGAATTTTCATGATGGGCTGCCGCTAAAGTGGATCGATGGACTTTTTCAATACGATTTGTCGACGGTTCCCAACCCGGACACCCTGAAAATTATAAATCGTTGCGCATTGCTCGAGGGCAATGGTCAGATTGTAGTAAAAGTTGCGCACGACAATAACGGAACGTTGGAACCAATCGCAGACGCCGCCGCCATACGTCTTAAAGATTACATCGTGTCGCAAATACAACCTGGTCCCGAAATCGTCGTTGTAAACAAAAGTGCAGATCTGTTAAAAACCGCACTTCGTGTTTATGTGGATCCGCAAATGATTGATCTTATCACCGGTGAGAAACTGCCGAGCGGTTCGGGCATTTTTCCTGTTGATGCTGCAATAACGGAATACCTGACCGGCCTGACTAAAGCGGAATTGAACGGTGCATTCGTCGTGAATAAATTTAAGCAAACGATCGAGGCCAAAGACGGCATCGACTTGGTGGAGATCGATTTGTTGCAATGGTCATTTGATGCAGCGCCATTCGCGGACTTTACTGAATGGAAAGTTCCTGAAAGCGGATATTTCAGGCTCGACAGCGTAAACCTTACAAAAACATTCCTGCCGTATGTACTGGTCAACGCTTAATTTTTCAAAACTCGTCGAGCTGCTGGTGCCTACGTTCCTGCGAAAGAATAGAACGCTGGCATTTTTAAAGGTTTTGACAGCACCGATGCAAATCATCGCTGCGGAAAACCTTTACAGGATGCAGCACGATGGCCGCACTATGTACTTGGAAAAAATGCTGAATGAGCATTACGGCGTGTCGTCGTACAATCATCAGGATCACGAGAACACAAAGCTCATTTACATCGATACGGTCAGCACCGGCGATAAGCTATACATTTTTCAGGACATCGAAACCGAAGTTTCGTTTTTGGAAGATGACGACATTATCGACGATGATCTTGATCTGTTTCTCGAGGAAGGCGAAGACAATACACTCGGTTATAGTTTTATCATTTTCATGCCCGACACAATCACCTTCAACGAGATCGCCTTGCGCGCTTTGGTTGATAGTTACAGGTATCTCGGATATAAATACATCATTGAAATTTACACCCCATAATTATGAATTATTTTGATTTCACCAAAATAGGCGGCTATCGCTTAAAGCAATTCACCTTCCGAAAAATGCAGGAAGCCTGGTTGCAAATCTTGAAAATGTTTGTCGCATTCTGTAACGTTCCCGATGTCGGCAACTACGTGATACAGGGCTGCACAATCGACGGCGCGAATATTACTTCCGGCTATTTGTACATCGACGGCGAGCTATGCCGATTTGAGGAATCTGCCGGTGATCTCACTACCAAAATCAAAAAGAACGTCGTAATACAAAGCCTGGGATTTAAAAACGGAAACAGCGAAAACGTATTCAGGTTTACGAACGCAGTTACTGACGCCGTCGACGGTGCGCCGCTCAATGCTTTCACGCGCGTATTTCCCGTTTTCGACGGGAACTATGTACACACAGACAACAACTTCTCAGATTTGGATAAAATAAAGCTCGCCGGTATCGCTCCGGGCGCGGAAGTAAATGTCCAGTCTGACTTCGACGTAATAGACCCGACGTCGGATGCCTACATCAAAAACAAGCCGCTCGTTCCAGATGTTCTCAAAATGCACGACTACTATGTCGGGGACATCGGAACCGATGACTTTCATCCGGATACCACGGTTACCATAAACTTTCCGGACGTTTTGACCTCAGACTATCAAGTTCTTTTAACTCCTGTGGGTGTAACAGGGGGTAACGCAAATAATGATATTTCTTGGGTGGTTTTTGACAAAACCCCCACATCGTTTAGTGTCGCGTTACGTGGATATTCCACCGATGTTCAAGACATCCGACTCGATTATACGTTAATTAAAAAAACCACATAAAATGAAATTTTACGAAGCCATAGAAGTCGCCTTCAAGCCTTTTGTTCATTGGAACCAAATCGCGGCAAATATCGACCAGCTCATTGACCTTGGGCGCGAAGATGATCCGCTAGTTTTACCGTGGGAGCTTGTACCATTAAATCAGTTTGGAGTTTCACCAATGAAGATCGTAGGCGGGGAACTCGTTGAGCGATCAAGCGCGGAAATGGACGCTTTCGAGCTTGAGTACAACCAAAAGCTACTCGTAAACGAGGAGGCAAAGAAAATCAACCAGATCGCGCGAGGCTCGTTTAATTACGGGGGCAAAACCTTTCCAATGCATGATGCGGCACGCGCCAGATACATGGCAATTGCTTTGGATTCACCGTACACGAACACCAACTTCATGACCATAACCGGCGAAGTGGTAACGGTCGAAGCGGCCAACGTCCCTGCATTCATGTCGCAATACTATAAACAAATTCAACTCATCACCAACGTAACACCGTAACCATGCCCGACAATGATTCAACGCGTCCGTTTTTGTACATGGAACAAAAAGAGGACAGTGCCGAAAAACTCGCATACGCCGCAGGCAAACCAACGAAGCACTTCTTTTTTGCGCCCGAATTGATGCGCACGGTCGGCGCTGTAAACGAACTTTGGCGGCTGATCCAGGCGCTGCAATTGCCAACGAGCACCATTTTGGAACTCATCGGCGATAAGGTTGTGGATTTCGACGAAATTGGCGACTTGGACATCCTCGACGTGATCAATTCTGCGGAAGGCGATGGTGTCTATTTGGGCGTTCCGAATGCTACTTACATCAGTTTCAAACAGAATGGCCTTATGCGTGTCTATGCGTTCGTAGGCGTGTCCGGGGACTACGGCAGCGGCGAGGGACTGCACACGTTGATGGACTCCGATCTTTTGCAATTGGTTTATGAAGTCGAAGGCCAATCCTCGCCGGTGTCTAACCCTGATGTGTTCGAAGCTGTGTTTTATTTGGTGGAAGGTGGGAACCCTGTAATTGCTGATTCGCCACATATCGCAGATTTTACGCCTACGTTTGTCAGAAATGGACCCGGTTCTTTCACTCTGGCATCTGTTGGCCTGAATCCGTTGCCGAAATTTGCCACGGTATTTATGAACATGACCACGCATTTGCACACGGTGTCATACGCCTATTCAACGCAAAATGAAATCAAAATCTACATCAACGATAATGCTACAGGAGCGCTCGCCGATCCGCCCGGCAACCTTACGCGATTATCAATGAGAATTACAAAGCCAACCAGTTAAGATGAAACAGATAGATTTGACCGTCGCGGCGGTGCTTGACATCGTGGGTATCAATAAAGATGAGACGCGCCACATTGATTTTACGGCTGAGGAAGATTGGACAGGAACCTACGAGCTGGCCATGTATAATTCGCAAGCCAAAAATGAAAAGACGATCATCGCGGGCGCAGTTATGGTTGATGGATTGACGCTTACGTGGGAGCTTTCGCCTGCACTTCAGGGAATTCCATCGGCCAAGCGCTATTTTGAAATCACCGATGTGGATCAGCAAACGGTAATTATTAAAGCGGAAGTCACGATAGACAAATGAACGTAACGATAACCATAAGGCAAAAACCCAAAAGGATCACGGTTTCATCGTCAGTTCCGGGCGTGGTTGTAACTTGTCCGCGTCCGTTGAATGTCTCGGTGTCGTTGACCCGCGACGGCGCGAAAGGAAAATCGGCCTTTGAACTTTGGCTTGTCGATAATCCGGACGGCACGCGCGAGCAATACGACGATTATTATCGGGGTGCTGAAGGGAAGTCCGCTAAGCAGGTGTGGCTTGATGACCATCCCGGATCAACGGACGCCGATTATTACGATTGGGCACGCGGTGCGCGAAATTGGGGTGAGCTTGAGGGCGATTTGCAAGAGCAGCAGGATTTGATGGACGCCTTTGACCAGAAGCTCAACGTGGCGCTCGTTGGTAGCGCAAATGGCGTTGCGCCGCTGGGTGCCGATGCTAAGATACCGACCGCATTTTTCCCGGACGAGATTCTCGGAAACGTAAGATTCCGGGGAACATATAACGGCGTGGTCGTGAGTTCCGCATACGCAACTTTCAACAGCTTACCGCTTCCGAACCCTACGGCCACCAATGCCGGTGTTTATTTCATCGTTACGGTACCGTTTTCAAAAGACGGTAACGATTATTCAACCGGCGATTGGATTTTGTCAATCGGCGCATTGGCCGGATGGTCGAAAGTTGACAACAGCGATTCGGTTACATCCGTATTTGGCCGCATTGGTAACATTGTAGCGCTTGAATCCGATTACCAGGCGTTTTATGTTCGGTTGACACAAGTTTACAACAACCCGATTTGGATAGGCAGTTTGGCCAAGTCAAAGGTAGGACTCGGCAATGTAGACAACACCGCCGATGTGGATAAGCCTGTGTCGAACCCGCAAAAGACATACATCGATGCCGGTGACGCGTCGCTGAAGCCGTTTTACCTCGCACAAACCGCCGACTACCAAAGCGCCGCCGCGATCGGCCAAAGGAGAATGTTCAATGCAACGCCGAACGGCCAGTTGAATCTGCCTGTAGGGTTGTATCAGTTGACCTTGGTGGCCACGCTTGCGACGCTCAATAACAATACACTCAACTTAGGGTTTTCGGGTTCTGCCGTCATTGCAGACGTTCGGCTCGTTTCGGAGTGTTGCAAGGGCGCTGACAATAGCCCTGCGTGGCAAACGGTGATGTTTACAGATTTTTCGACGAAGACCATCCACACAAGCAACGTGAATACTATGGCCAGATTGATCGTTTCAGGCAGTTTTAGGGTGACGACAGCGGGTAGCGTTCAACCCACGATCGGCGGGAATTTGAACTTGGCACCGACTACGGAAATAGGTTCGGTCTTTATAGCGCACCCGTTGGGTGGCGTTGGCGATAATCACTCGTCGGACGCGAACTAAAAACATCGTAGGAGGCGCGATTTTAAAAAATGTCCTCCGAAATTAAACACTTCTCACGGTAATTTAATTAGCTACAACGCCACGGCTCGGAGGACAAATGTCTTCTGACCGTGGCGCTGTGTATTATGTAAGTTACCGTGAGAGGTGCAAAGATAGTGTAATTTTTATTTTTTATGAATACCACAAGAGAGTTTAGAAACGCCCCGCTACCATTCATGGGGCAAAAGAGAAAGTTTTTAAAAAAGGTCAAAGAGATCATAGTCGACCACCCAGCGGATTGCACCTACGTAGACTTGTTCGGTGGAAGTGGGTTGTTGTCGCACACGATCAAAAAAAGTGTGCCGACTGCTAGGGTAATCTACAATGACTTTGACAACTATCGCGAACGCCTGGCAAATATCAAACAGACGAACGCGCTGTTGCACGATATTCGTCAAATTGTTACAGGACTGCCAAAAGACAAAAAGATTGGCGCAAATGAGCGCTGTTTGATTTTGGATCGAGTACGCCGGGAAGAAATTGAAAAGGGCTACGTTGATTTTATCACCGTATCGTCGTCGATACTGTTTAGCATGAAGTACGTCACATCGATGGCCGAACTTGAGAGAGAAACACTATACAACGTAGTGCGCGAATCTGACTACGATGCAACCGGCTATTTGGATGGTGTCGAAATTGAATGCATGGACTATAAAGCCATGTTCGAGAAATACAAAGGCGGCCAAAACGTCGTTTGGTTGGTTGATCCACCGTATCTGTCAACGGAAACCGGAACGTACAAGAGCAGCTATTGGAAACTTAAGGATTACCTTGACGTGTTGAATGTCTTGGATGGCACAAACTATTTGTACTTCACGTCAAACAAGTCGCAAATCGTTGAGTTGTGCGAGTGGATTGAGACCAGAACTGCTACGGCCAACCCATTCTACGGCGCTACCACCAGCACGATGGCTGTACAGATGAATCACAGCGCGAAATACACGGATATGTTACTGTTCAAGTATGATTTCAAGGAAAAATAATAAAGGCCGCGAAATGCGGCTTTTATTTTGATTTAAACAGGCTTTAAAGTGAATAGGTTTCGATTATATTTGCTGAAAAAAGAGAACGTTTCGTTTTACAGATTAATACGTTTCGTTTTCGCGATTATATATTCAATTCAGTCAGCGACTAAAAGATTCAAAAGCACATATTCGTTGGATGTAGTTCACGGGCAAAAGGCACAAGACTTTAGCTATTTGTTTCGTGCGTCTTGTGTTTGTATTTTCTTCTCTTTTGCAGCTATAGAGGCCTTTCTTAATCAAACACTTCCTGAACATAAATTGATTGATTATAAAGGCAAACAAGTTGGAAAAAAAACCTTGGAAAAAGCAACTTTTGAAGAAAAAATTTCTACAATTATTCCATCTATTTTAAAAAAAGACTTTGCTGATTCAAATAAAAATGACTACGAGGTAATATTAAAATTAAAGAACTTGAGAAATCGGCTCGTGCATCTTAAGCAAATTAGAAATGGTTTAACTTCTTACAATGATATTTATCAAGATATACTTAATGCTAATTACAACGAAATTGTAGCCACAACCAAAAATTTCCTTAACTTCCATCATTCAGGTTTAATTGAGAATTACCCACTAGAAAAGTAACTGCAGTTAACCGCCGTTTCAAGCAATTGCCGCGTTTTCAGTAAGTTGAACGTTTGGTTTTCACGAACTTTGTTTTATCTTCACCGAGCGAACTCAGTTCCGCATTGATCGGCAACTGCGTGAAGCGGCCTAACGTTACTGGCAAGCTCAGAACCATATGAACGAAATTCTACAATTGGAAAAAGATGAAAAATATATTCTCGCCTATGAAGAATATAAAAAAGCATATTTCAAAGAGTCCGAGAATTTTGACCTTTGGAAAAATTATTATTTTTTTCTTTGGTACATTATGGCTGAAGATACAGCACTTAAATTGACAAATTTCATTAAGCAAAATAGCATCGAAACGCTATTACCAAGTATCGCTTCAGATGGAATCAAAAAATATAAATTGAATCCCGAAGCGCTATTTATATTGGGATATACCGTAAGTTTATTTCCCTATTTTTTTGGTGAATATTTAGAATGGGAAGAAAAAGGAAAATCATTTCTTGAAAGCGCATACAACTTGTCATCTTCTGATAAAATATATAAACTTGCATATCTCGGGTCGATCTATAATCAAGAAAACAAAGACGAATATGATGAAATTTGCTTACAAGCAGCAAATGAGGTAAAATCAAGATTCAGCGGAAATGGTTTGCTAAATTCATATTTTTCAGAAGTCCTTTATAGAATCGATAGAGCCAGCCAGTAACAGCGCAGTTAAGCAAGAGCTGGTTTTCGGTAAGTTGAACGTTAGGTTTTCACGAAGAAAGTCTTATCTTGGCAGAGAGTACTCAGTCCGCTTTTCCGCTCCTGCGTAACTGCGCGAAACGTTATGCGAGGTTATTTAATCTAGACCGTCAAAACAAGATGAGAAATATATCTTTAATAATTTTTTTCTTCATTTGCTCATTGTGTAGCGCCCAAGAATTTTACTTGACCAGCGAAATCAACCATACAATCATTAAGTCCATTCCAAATCCTATAATCTTTAGTTTTCCTGGAAAAGAATGTAATGATTTTAATCTGTCAACAGATAATGGAAAGATTGAGAAAAGTAATTCTAATTGTAAATATTTAATTTATCCTGACTCAATTGGCTTTGCAAAAGTCATCGTTAAAAATAAGAATGGTAAAAAGATTGGCGAAAAAAATTTCCAAGTTCGAAATGTAGATTTTAGAGTAATTGTTCCAGGCATTGAAGATTATAATATCAAAGATGTAAATCTCTTTGGTCATACTGCAAGGTTACAAATTACTTCAGACGATTTGGCTTGCATATCTATTTCATGGAAACTAGAATGTGAACTAATGATTGTCGAAAATGATAGAAATATTCATTTCAAAATACGTTCTGAAAACGGTATATTAAATCCCGAAATAAAAGATCAATTTGCTTTACTTAAAAATGGAAATCTAGTTTTATTTAATGATATCAAATTGATTATTGACAATAAAATATTCAAAGCACCTGGAATCATGTTAAAGGTACAATAACCCGCATAACCGCCGTTTCAAGACATTGCCGAGATTTCGGTAAGTTGAAAGTTCTATTTTCACGAAGAAAGTCCTATCTTGGCAGAAAGAACTCAGTCCGCTTTTGCGGCAACGTCGTGAAGCGGCCTAACGTTGTGCGCAAGCGTAGGGCCGATTCAGAAAACTAACGCAACACTTTTAATCTTAAATTAGTGTTGTATGAAAACAAAATATTCCCGTCTAAACATGCAGGAAAGGATCCAGATCGAGAAGCATTTCGATAACGGACTTTCCGCCTCATCGATTGCGATTCTGCTCGGCAGGAACAAGTCTACCGTCAGCCGCGAGCTGAAAAAGACCAGGTACAAATCTTATTCATCTTATCACGCGCAATTGGCGGCGGCCAGGGTGTGTATGGAGAAAAATTACGGACGATCCAAGATCAAGGACAATAAGCGACTCTATGGATTTGTGGTGGCCCATTTGAGAAAAAAATGGTCGCCCGAACAAAT